ATGATCAAGATTGATCCCCACGACCGCATAGATCTAACCGGCCCTTGGGCCGGTTTCGGCTTTCAGGGCGGCCACATGTTCACCCCCGAAGGTCACCAGCTGGAACCCTGCGATATGGCCTGGTGGTCGCTGACCTGCAACATCGCCCGGGAATGGCGGCTGATGATGGCCGAGGCCCGCGTCGAGGTGGCCGCTCGATCGGCACCAATGCGAAAGGCGTGTGCCACAACGAAATCCAGCGTTATCTACAATGTGGTCTATATGAGCCGTGGGCCGAGGCCGCGCCAGCGCGTGTGAGGCGCTTCCGTAGGGGCTTCGCCCCTACACCCCGTACAATGCCTGTTCACCATCTAAATAGGCACTGTATGCGCGAAAAGGACTTGGCGGACCTGCAGAGCTTTCTGACAGAACTTCAGGCAGAGACTGATCGTGGCCTCGCGCTAGTGGGGCTGGCGCTGCTGGACGAAAAGCTTCTGGAAACGCTCCAAGCCTTCTTCGTAGATGGCAAGTCCTCTACGCGACTGCTTACCGACCCAAACGCGCCTCTTGGAACGCTCTCTGCGCGGATCGAGGCGTGTGCAGCACTCGGGCTAATAACTCCCGAAGAGCATCATGAAATTGGTCTCTTGCGTCGAATTCGCAATGAATTCGCCCACAAGAGGCATGGCTTGGACTTCAATGCCCCTAAGGTGGCAGGCCTTTGCACTAGCCTCAAATCAAATCTACCTATGGATGATGCAAGGCTGGCGAGCAATAGATTTCGCTTCACTAATTCTACGGTGCTTCTCACGCTGAGCCTGTTCTATCGGTCCGAATGGGTTGCGAAAGAGAAAAGGGCGCCAAAGATTTGGGGTGATCCCGAGATGAGTGACTGGCTGAGCAAAGACTAGCTGCGCCCTACTCCGCTCTGCACCGCAGCCATTCGCCCCTGGCATTCCGCAGCTGCTCCCAGCCGTTGCTTAGCCGGCGCATTGCCGTCCCACCCATGCACGCAGCGCCCAACTGCTTTGCTTCCTCGCTGCCGTACGCGGATCGATGCGTTGCGGGAATTTCAGCCTTCTGTGAGGAAACTACCTCTTTCAGCTTTCCATCCTCGCCAGTGGATCCGTTCGCAAAGAAGAATCAGAGAAACATGACCACACCAATCACAAGCGCAAGCCCCATCACGATGGAGGGGCCGCGCAAGGTCTTCCACAGCGTGCGGGTGTTCCCCTTGTAGACATCATTGGATTCAATGCCCGGCTGCACGCCGTGGTAGCGCTCCCAGATTGCCGGGTCATACTTGCGCACCTCCGTGCCGACTGATTCATATTTCCCGGTGCCGGTGGCCGCGAAGGACCGCACCGAATAGCGCTGATCTGAGCCGAGTGCATCCAATTTGGCGTACGTGTTCTTGCCCAATTTGGCGCGCTGACGGCTTGACCGGGCGTCCGGCAGGGACCCTTCATCGGAGGCTGGTCGACAGAAACGAAACAGATCGCGATCTACTCCCGATAAATCTTCCTAATCCCCCGCCCCACTGATTTCCGCCACCGGTCGGAAGCGAACACCTCCGATTCTCTAACCGCAACCGCGGTCCTCTGGTCTTTATGAGTGAAAGCCAGCGACGCTTTTGACTATCAAGCTCTATTCGGCCACACACTCCCAAGACTAAGCGAGACGTTTGCGCTCAGGTTTGCGGAATCGACATGGTCTTTCCACATGTAAGCAGGTGAATCGGAGCGCTCGGCATGCCGAGCCAGCCCACACGCGCTCCGCCGATGTGATTAACCAAATGGACAGCGGTAGCAAGCACGTCACCATCTAATCCGGCAACTGTACTCCCCGGGTCCAATGGCAGCATCGGGGAAGCCCAGCTACCATGCTTCCAGCCTGCGTTCTTATGCACGATGACCGATTCGAACGTAGGGTGTTGCACTTTTGTCTTGCCATGCGTGTTCCCTGGCCCGAACGAGTACAACAACCTTGCGTAGTCGTGTGCAGGCCTTGCCGGCGGCACACTCTTTGGCGACATCTTCGCGCCATGATGCGGCGCCACTATCACCGAGATGTTCTCAGGAAGAGCGCCCGGGATCAGGTTGTATGGCGCATCTCCCATTAGTAGCCAAGTTCTGTCGAGTTCCTCATTAGTTACGATAAGGACTAGCCCGGATTCGTTCTTGTTGTTCAGAGCGCCTTTGCACTGTCTGATCTCGAGCTGAGGCGCCCCCCACGTTACGGTCCCGTAAGGAGGAAAAATCAGGAGCTTCCCTCCGGCGGCAAGAATCGATGCAGCGAATGTAGCGTGGCTTTGGCTGATGGTCTGACATGGAACTATCCACGTCAGCTTCAGCACGTCCGTATCCAGCGTTGCCGCAGTCCAATGGTCTGCATCCCAATGCGAGAGGATCACCAAAGGCTTATCACACGTACAGAACTGAAAGCTTGGCGGACATGTTTTCTTGTTCCCGTACACGCCACAACCCACATCAAAGTAAAGACGTGGAAGGCCGCACTTGCAAGTCAGCGCGTTCGCCGACCCCTGCCCTATGTCAAGCATCAGCAACTGCTCAATCGGACATCCTCTGGGGAGTTCAGCGGAAATTTGAGCTTCTGTGGCCTTCGGCCACAAGCTCATGTCGAATACCCTGTTCAGAGCGGTAGCCGGGACCCCTCTTGGGGTCAGGCTTTCTATCCATGCTTGGACCGGATTGGCAAAGGCGCCTGCGAATACGAAGGCCTCTATCTCACCTAGCGGAGCAAGCTCGATCTGAACCCACTGCGCGCCATCCCTCAGCAGGCTTACATACTCGTGCGTGGTCGGGACGGTTATTTCGATCCGATAGAGAGGCACTTCGTTGAAGCCGAAAACTAGGGGGTTATCGGCGATCTCACCTCCACCTTCGAACAACTGCATCCAATAGCGCTTTACTTCCTGTTCTGCCCTATTGAGGTCCAGCGGGCCACCCTCTCTGAACCCTCGCCAGCTTGCGTCCACCGCATCAAACGCGATCGTTACTTCTTCAGCCTCATCGAAGTAGATAGGCTCGAACTGATCGACCCTCGCATATGCCGTCTGCGGATACTCGGACTCCGTGGATTCGGTGCTAAAGAACCTATTCATGCATCAACCTCCTTGTGATTGCCTTCTTATCGTCAAGCTACATCGAACTCAACCCAGAGATTAGGCTCGTGACGAACAGACAGGATTGATCCGGATGGAACTTCGAAATTCGGCCTACCGTTTGGGGAACTGATCCAGCGATCAGGGTTATACCCCGTCACCACGGCCACTTTTGAGTCCCAAGTGGCCTTACCTACCCTCGATAAACATCCCTCATCGCTAGTCCGCGATCTCAGATGCACTGCAACTCCCTGCCTGGCGCTTGCCAAAACCCAGCCTTATTTCGCAGCAGGAACAGGCATCACACCCTTTCGCACAATTTCCATTCTGCCCACATCGCCAACAGGCACCAGCACAGCAGCCTTCCGCGCAGGGTCCCACAGCGCATAGCTATCACCAAGCCGACCAATCAGGCTAAGGCCGCCCTGCACCGTTCCATCAACAGTCACAGCCGTCACGTGCTTGCCGCCCCCAGAGGAAATCGTCGCGGCACGCCCGGAGCCAAGCATGCTTGACACTATCGAGACATAGACCAGCATCACCAAGGCATAGATCAGCCAAGGGGAATCTTTCACTGCGGTCGGTATCACTGGCGAGAGATGGACGGCCAGCGCACAGATGATGGTCAGAAAAAGCCCTATCAGCACAGGCCACGCGTTCGACCACCAAAGCAGCGCACCTAGTCCAGTGAAGAAGATCGTTGGACCCAGCCAGGCGAACCGCTTGCTTTTGGAGGCTCCGCTCGTCAGCTTCACGTCGACCCAGCCGCTAAACAGCAAAGCCACCAGCATCAGAAACAACACCATGCCGATGCCTGCCAGGCCGGCCAGGGCCAGTTCGCTCACCGCAACAAACTGAAAGGGATCAAGGCCAAAGTGGCCCCAGTACGCCTTCAGATAGAGCGCGCCTTGGATCAAGCCAAACGTGACGACAGCCGAACCCCAGCCAGCCACATCGGCCATCGTTAGTCTTTTCTGCGTACTTTCCATGTACCCCCCTATCAAGCGCCCCTGACGCATCCAGGATAGTGCCATGGCGTGGAGCGCGGCGTCAGCCACGCAGTGCACTCTGATTGCCGCGGATAGGAGCAGGCCTCAAGGGGGCATCGAGGGTTCGCCCCGTCCATCCATTTGTCGCGTCTGCCCTACTCCCGGTCAGAGCATGTCGGTACCGGCACGAAATATGCGGGCCAATCGGCACCGCCGGCAGCCCTTGCAGCGCAAGCCTCTAGCGCCCTTCCCCGCCATACAACGATTCTGAAAACGTCGAAAACGGTGACGGCATTGCCCTTACTGTATTGGCACCTCGTGCAACCGGGCGTATTCCTAGCCACGCCACCGAGAACCGGTGGTCGGGGTCTCGAAAATCCCGGTAACACGACCGTTGTTTACGCTTGCCAGCCGGCACCACTGCCAAGGGGGTGCCGGCTGGCAATCCGTCTGCCGGCTATGGCGGGCGGTGCGTGGGGGCCTTGCGCCCACCCGGGCTGAGTCGTGTTCCGGTTTTCGAGCCACGCATCGTCCGCCACCTTCATCGGTGGCGGCTTCTGCCTGCACGCAAGGAGCCACGCCATGACCACGCCCTACTCCCCTGCCCCAGAGCCTATCCACGAGGCACCCTCGGCCGGGCCTGCCGTGGATCCCAACACCCTCATCGCGCTGCTGCACAGCATCGGCTCGGGCGTGGCCGCCAACGGCCAGCCTTGGCCAGAGCGGCATCAGCTGCGTGGCCGGCAGATGGCGCTGGCCGATGCCGACTGCTCGCTGACGGGCCTGCGCGTGGTACTGGAAGTACTGCTGGCGGCCGAACGCACCCGCCAGAATGGTGAGCCGGAGCAATACGTCGGCGACCGGGTGATGGAAGGGCTGATCATGGCCGGGCTGGGGCTCGCAGCGCACGCAAGCGAACGGCTGCAGCCTGCAGACTGAAGGATCACTTCGGTGGGGCCTGAAATGAAGGTGCGCCACGGGGTGCTGTGGGCGCTCTTTCTGGCGCTGGTCGTTGCCGCACAGATGCACTTGCCAGAGCCTGTTGAGCCGGAAGTGCTCGCGTACCGCCATGTGCCCGATGAGACATTCTGGACGCTGCGCCGCCACGCGCTTCGGTTCGCAGAGGCGCGGGCGCGGGAGGGTTTCGAGTTCCTGGAGGGAACGCCCGCTTCGGCTTCCTTCCAGATCCTGTGCAAGGGTGCGCCGGTGCTGCACGTGGAGAGGCAGCCGCCGCTTCTGCTGATCCGGGTTGCGCTGGGTGCCGAGCATCGGGCGCCTGCGATCTACCCCCTGCAGGCCACGCTGCAGTGGTCACTGGTGCCGTTGAGCTATCTGGAGCAGGTCCTGTCTGGCGTGCAGGAGCCTACGCTGCAGGATCGGCTGCTACTGACGCTTGCTGGCGATGTGCCTGAGGATGAGCGGTGTGGCGTGCGGAAGTAGCAGTACACCCCGGCGACGGCCTCACCTCACCTACCCTGCCGCAGCTCCCGCGCAAGGAACGGCGCCGTCCTGCTGCCCTTGGCGCGCGCCACCTGCTGCGGCGTTCCCTTCGCCACGATGGTGCCGCCCGCAGCGCCTGCGCCAGGCCCAACGTCAATCACCCAGTCCGCCTGCAAGACCGCGCGCATGTCATGTTCAATCATCACCACCGTATTGCCCGCGTCCACCAGTCGCTGCAGCTGCACCAGCAGCCTGTCCGCGTCCGATGCATGCAGGCCGGTGGTGGGTTCGTCCAGTACGTAGAGCGTGCGCCCGCGCTGGCTGCGCTGCAGCTCGGTCGCCAGCTTGATGCGCTGGGCTTCGCCGCCTGAAAGCTCTGTGGCCGGCTGGCCCAGCCGCAGATAGCCCAGGCCGATCTCCTGCAGCAGTTGCAGCGGGCGGGCAATCGCTTCTTCCTCGATGAAGAACGCGTGCGCCTGGTCCACCGTCATCTGCAGGACCTCGGCGATGTTGCGGTCATTCCACAGCACCTTCAGCGTGGCCTCGTTGTAGCGGGCGCCATGGCAGGTGGGGCACGGCGCATAGACGCTGGGCATGAACAGCAGTTCGACGCTGACGAAACCTTCGCCTTCGCAGGTCTCGCATCGCCCCTTGGCTACGTTGAACGAGAAACGGCCGGCATCGAAACGCCGACGGCGCGCGGCGGGCGTGGCGGCGAACAGCTTGCGCACGTGGTCGAACAGGCCGGTATAGGTGGCCAGGTTGGATCGTGGGGTGCGGCCGATGGGCTTCTGGTCCACCTGCACTACCCGCTGGATGGCGTCCACATCGCCAGCCAGCCGGCCTCGGGTCGCTTCGATCACGGTCGGCGCGTCGTTGGGCGCACTCTCGGCACTGTTCTCCTCGGGCTCATGCCCCAGGTGCAGCAGCACCAGCTCGGGCAGTGCCTGCGCCATCAGGCTGGATTTGCCCGACCCCGAAATGCCAGTCACTGCGGTCAGCAACCCCAGCGGCACCTGCGCATCCACACCCTGCAGGTTGTGGCGGTGTATGCCCTTCAGCTCCAGCCAGCTGCTAGCGGTGCGCTGCCGGCTGGCGGCCGCAGGCACCTGATCGAACAGATACCGGGCGGTGCGCGATTCCTGGACCTTGCGCAGGCCGTCGGGCTCGCCACTGTAGAGAACGCGCCCGCCGTGCTCACCCGCCTCCGGGCCAACATCCACCAGCCACTGCGCGCGGCGCATCAGCTCCAGGTCGTGTTCGACAACGAACACCGAGTTTCCGCCGTCGCGCAACCGGTCCAGCGCGTCGTACAGCGCCTGGCTGTCGGCGGGGTGCAGGCCGGCCGAGGGTTCATCAAGCACGTACAGCACGCCAAACAGCAACGAGCTGAGTTGCGTGGCCAGCCGCAGGCGCTGCAGTTCGCCGGCCGACAGGGTTGGCGTGGCGCGATCCAGCGAGAGATATCCCAGGCCCAGGCCTCGCAGCTGGTGTACGCGGGCCATGACGCCGCCTGCCAGCCGCTGCGCGGCCAAGCGCTTCTCTTCCGACAGGGCCGAGGTCAACCGCACGTCGGGGGCTCCAGCATGGACAGGGCGGCCGCTTGCAGCCCGCTGCGTGCGATCGCGTTTCGTGGCGCTGCCGCTGGTACGCGCGCCGCGGCTTTGCGCGCTGAAATCGCCCTGCGCGATGGGCCCCAGCAGGTCCGCCAACTGGTCCAGCGGCAGCCGCATGAACTCACCGATATCCACGCCGGCAAAGGTGACCGAAAGCGCTTCCGGCTTCAGGCGCTTTCCGTGGCAGGCCGGGCACAACCTGCCTTCCATGTAGCGCGAAACGCGCTTGCGCATCAGCGCGCTCTGGGTGTTGGCAAAGGTGTGCAGCACGTAGCGGCGCGCACCGGTATAGGTGCCCATGTAGCTGGGTTCCAGCTTGCGCTTCAGTGCGGCACGGGTCTCTGCGGGCGTGAAGCCGGCATAGACCGGCACGGTTGGCGTTTCCTCGGTGAACAGGATCCAGTCGCGGTCCTTCTTCGGCAGCTTCTTCCACGGCACGTCGATGTCGTAGCCCAGCGTGACCAGGAGGTCGCGCAGGTTCTGGCCATGCCATGCCGGCGGCCAGGAGGCGATGGCACGTTCACGGATGCTCAGCGACGGATCCGGAACCATCAGCGCTTCGGTCACCTCGTACACATGCCCCAGGCCGTGGCAGGTGCTGCAGGCGCCCTGCGGCGTATTGGGCGAGAAGTCCTCGGCGTACAGCATGGGCTGGTTGGCCGGGTAGGCCCCTGCGCGCGAGTACATCATGCGCACCAGGCTGGACAGCGTGGTCACGCTGCCCACCGAGGAACGTGCATTGCTGGCGCCGCGCTGCTGCTGCAGGGCCACCGCTGGCGGCAGCCCGTCGATGGCGTCCACATCGGGCACGCCCGCCTGGTCGATCAGGCGCCGCGCGTACGGCGCTACGGATTCGAAGTAGCGCCGCTGCGCCTCGGCGAAGACGGTTCCGAAGGCCAACGACGACTTGCCCGACCCCGACACCCCGGAGAACACCACCAGTGCATTGCGCGGAATGGACACATCGACATTCTTGAGGTTGTGCTCGCGCGCGCCGCGCACCTCCACGCAACCGCTGGCTGCGGCCGCGCATGAGGATTCACCGAACGGGTTGTTGGACATCGTTGCGTTCCTGCAGGCAGTGAGCGGTGCGCCCTGGAGCGCGCCCAAGGCTGCATTTTCGCTGCTGCGAGGTGAATGTGGTGAGGGCGCGGCCGAAGCGCGTGCCCCGCCGCCTCATCCTGGGCTGGACTCAGCCCGCAGGCTGCATCCCGCTGGGCGTTGCCCGGCGCGACGCCGCCAGATACCGGCAGTACTTGCCGATGAAGATGCCGGTGAATCCGCCAGACAGCAGGAGATAGGCGGCGCTGAAACCTGCGTTGCTGCTCAGGCCGGGCGCCACGGCGAGCGCCGTTTCAAAACCGTACTTGATGACGAACGTGACCAGCAGCAGTGGCAGCAGGCTGTAGTCGGCACTGCGCCACAGCGTGCCGGTGGAGGCGTCCACAGTCAGCGTTGCCCGGCGCAGCAGCAGCCAGCCCACTGCCGCGCCGGCGCAGATGCCGGCCAGCCATTCGCCCCACGCCAACGGCGAGCCGCCATAGCGGTGGCTGATCGACCAGATGCCCCAGACGCTGAACAGCGCCGGCACGATGGCCAGCTTCCGCAGCGAGGTCTGCCCCGACCGCATGGCCGCGATGCCGCGCGAGACCAGGAACGCCAGAAGCACCCAGACCCAGATGGGGGTCTGCCAGAGAAGTTGCTGCAGCAGGTTCACGGGAGGTCCTTTCGGTGAGTGCCGGCCAGGCAGGCGGCGGTGGCGCTCACTATTGGCGGTACGCATTGCACGGACAAGTGACAGGTGTCAGCGATACAGCCTGCACCCCGTCCTCTGCGCGGCGCTCGGCGATGTACGCGTGTCCTATCGTGTCACCGTGACCAGCGAACGGATGAATCGAATTCGGTTCCTGTCCGCATGTCGATTGCACCCCTGCTCCACCGGCGTTGTGCCGCTCACCGAATCGTAGCCGAGGCGGCACCACATGGCGTCGTGCCGGCCAGCGGCCGGCACTACCCTTTCGATGCGGATGTCCGGAATCGGCAT